ATAAACGCTGATATAGAGAAAGAAGCGATAGAAGCAGCAATAGCTGTTCCTATTCTTGTTCCTTGTAATCAATTAGGTAACAAAAGTTGTACTCCTTCAGTAGTTCTCCCAACTAATCAATCATAACATGATGAAATATGGTTTATAAAGAATAAACCTATATCATGAAAGTTGATTACTGGAATGAACCCTACCACGTAATTTAGACTATTGTTAAATCAAATTAAAAGATAATTTTGATAGAACATAGTTCCAAATTGTGGTATAGTAAAGAAGAAGCAATTAAAGATCTCTTTATAGAATTCTAAATGATTTAGATCTATGAAAAGACCTTTGAAGTCTCCAATTAAGATATGTGTTCATATAAATGAAAACATGTCAAAGATAGGAGATACAACTGCTACCAATAGGAAGGCTGGAACTATATACAATAGATCAAATACAGAGTCTAAATTAGACATTAGCATACTTATATCATGAATATGATTTAAGCATACAATGCTAATTCAGGCTGCTGACATTGACATTATATATATAAGGACCGAATAAGCTTGGGAACTTGGTTGGACTATATCAAAACCGATTAAGGTATGATAAAATCCAACACCAAAGACAGCTAAACCTAGTGTAGATACTAGAGTAAATGAGATTAGTCTTATAAAGGCTATTCCCAAGAATCTAAATCTAGCTACGTTATGTCTTCTTAATCCTAATTGGATTAGAGACATCTGTCTTAAAGTCCCAGCTATTCTTCTCAATAAGAAATTCATTGAATTAAATATTGTCGAAATTTGTTTTTGATAATACTTTAATTCAGTAATTTCAAAACCGTAAGGTAGATTTGTTTTCAAAAGGTAAAACTTTTGAGACAACTTCTGCTCTTTTCGGTTTTAAGATTAACTGAATTGAGACTGAGTCGTATTCATGTTCCAATTGTATCATAGACGATACAATTTTCATGAATACGTCTCTGTGGTTATTTCACAATTTGTCATCCATTAAAGGAGGTATAAGGTAGTTAGGTGAACTAATAGTAGTATGAAGATAAGTCAACATATAAATATAAGATTGAACTCTTTGTTTAAAAGAGATTAAATCTTTCAATTTTTTATGGGCT